CTGGAACCATTTCCAGTATTGCACCAATGGTAACAACACCAGCACCAGCATCAATAATTTGTTTTGTTGGTTCTTCTAGTTTCATTTTTTATTTAGCTCCTACTGGTGGGTGACTACCGTTATGCATGCTATAAATTTTATCTAAATTTTTATGAACAACTCTCATTTCAGTTTGTAGTTCAGCAATTGCTTTATAGTTTTGTTCTAATTTAGCTGGTGCAAGAATATTTGAAAATACTGCAACTTGATGTTTAATTACAGCTTGTCCACTTTCTATTGCTTCTAATCTACTTTCTAGTTTATTTACATAGTTCTGTAGTTGTGTTAAGTCTTGAATAATTCTAGAAACTTGAGATTTAACAACTGCAAAAGCACCAGCAAGAGAAGCAAGTAAAGTTGCAAACTGAATAAGTTCACGAATACCAAACTCCATTGTAGTTTACCGTGCCTTAGCCTGAGCGACACCTTCGCCACCGAACGGATATTCCGCGAAGGCTAGGTAGATGAATGTGGAACCGCTTTCGTTTACATCCGCGCCACCTGTGCGAACCTTGAAACCGTTTGCTGTAAAGTCTACCTTGTTGCCGCTTGTATTTTCGGGACTGGATTCTTCCACAAACAAAACATTGTCGCATGTGTTATATGGGTTTCTTTCAGAATCCCAAAGTGTCCAATCGCTTGTTGTAGTACTATCCTTGGTCAACAAGAATGCAGGACGGAATCCACTCGCGCCGTCATCAATGACAATATAAGGACCGTCCGTTGACCCGTTGCCGACATACGAACCGATACCGATAAGGCCGGAAACACGCGAGAATGCAAAAGTTAGGATTGCATCACCGTTGTTATTTGTAGAGGGATTAGTACCAACGCTGAATACACTCGAAGTCGGTACAGTACTGTTCCAGAAACTCGTACCACCTGTCTGCTTGGCTACTGAACGGTTGAGCAGCATATAGTCGGTTGCAGGGGTCGATAGTTTGTCGAAGTAGGTAATCAACTGATTATTTGCGGTGTCTAGATTTTTATGAATCATCATTGCTGGTGCTATTGACATGCCATGACCAACTGTACCGTTTGCGCCAGTACCAGTATGCTGGATAAGGGATGCGCCACCATGCGCTGCAACAGAAACAGTTGATGATATAGAACCGGTTGTGTTTGAAGACCCCGTTCCGCCAAACTTCATGCACCACGCCACATAATTTTCAGCGTTCGTGTTAACCTCGACGTTATTTCCTAACGTGAATCCGTCGCTATCAAAGGTCGATAGACTTTCAGTATCTGTTGCTTGTGCGGGGTTGTTTCCGGTATCTTGCGTTGTATCATCCGTTTGAATGTACTTCGTTGCTCCAGATATAACTTGAAAGATTAGATGACTGTCCGCAGCATCGCGGTTCTTGATCCAAACAAAATCAGGCTTGAAGCCAACGCCGGTAACAGCTTTGCCGCCGCTTCCAATAGCCGTGCCGTTGCCGGTGTAGAGTACGGTTTGGAAATAAGCAGACGGATCAGTAACCGTTGGCGCGGGGAGGTTGGCGGTGTTTAACGCCTTAAAACCTGTCGGTGCCGTATAAGCGAAAGCCTTCTGCCCAAAGTTGTAAGACAGCTTCCCGTCATTCAATGCAACGAGCGGAACAACGGGACCAGTAATGCTTGTGAATGCGGCATTGGTGGTTGTTCCAGCCTCTACTTCACCGACTGTAGCACTGTTTTGCCATGTACCATTTTTATGGAACCAAATGGCTGGAGTGTCTAAGTCAAGAGCAACGCCTACAACATCGTTTGTGGTTCGCCATGCGGCTCCGTAAGCAACACTTCCCGTTTCTACGCTCTCAGCATTCCCGCTGTAGGAGTTATAGACATACGGATAAGGTGGTCCTGATATGTTTGACTGCATCTCATTGGCCTTCATGGGATTGATGCGACAAACACCGGCCCATTGTGTCCAAGTATCAGGCCTAACATTCGTAACTTCAAAATACCACTTGCCACTATTGACGGCGATTGTGCAAAGATATGAACCATCAGCGTCACCGTTTTCGTCGTAGGACAGATTACCGTCAGAGATTATGTCGGTGGATCGTGCCGTACTCATTGCATAAGCAGTAGGATTGATTAGGCAATAATTGCCAAACCCATTCGTCGCATCATCAGCAGGACGATCAGAAGTGGAGTTGGCGCTGGACAGGCTTGTTGGTGTGAAGTCGTTATTATTTCCCGAAACATCGTTTCCAAGGTCGGCGCTGTCAGCGAAGTTTAACCAGAAGCCGTTGGTGCCGAACGTCAGTCCCGTTGGGTCTTTAGGTATCCAGTTGCCTTTGGCGTCAGATTCACCAAGTCCCGAAATGTCTGCCGTACCATCTAATTGGACAATCTCCGCAAGGTATCCATTGAAGTAGTTTGTTCCTCCATAAGTGCGGCCAATGTAGTTAATGTCAGTATAAGTAAAGCGACTTCCGTCTGCGTAACCTGTGTTGGTTGAGGTATCAAAATCCGAAACTGCTGTGCCATTAACATAAAGCGTCAAGATTGTGCCTGAACGGGTAACAGCGATATGTGTCCACGCTATAAGGTCACGGAAAACCTGTGTCGAAATATAATTGTATCTTGTTACGTTACCGTCGTTGATTGTCCAAGCAAGTCGGTTACTGCTATCGAAATATAGATTTTCAATATTATTCCCGCCATCAGGACCAGTGGAACCAAGATATTGTTCACCGAGACTAGAGCGTTTGAGCCAATATGATCTTGTATATAGGTCTCTATCACCGCTTGAACTGAAAGTTATAGAAAGACTATCCGCGCTGCCGTCCAGCCAGATTGCGCCAGCGGGTACATAAGCAGCAGCAGCACCGCCTGTTAAACTAAAAGGTACTCTTACGATAGACATTAATAACTATTCCCTTTTTTACTTAAAGTCTGCCTTTAATTCTGCATCAATTGCTGTTGAAGTACGTACACTATAAGAAAGAATATCAACAGCGGAAGCAGTTGTAGTAAGAGTTGGAGCAGTCCCACCAGCAAACTTATAAACACTATTATAAGCAAGAGTACGACTACCAGTTCCATCTTGGTATACATAGATAAGTCCTGTCTGTCCTGGTTGTGCAGGAGTCATTGCTTTTAAAGTACGATTACCGCCTAGAGTTACAACAAAGTTATTTGCGTTGCTTGAAGAAACTGCAATGCAAGCTGCATCTGTAAGAGTAATGATTGTACCTCGTGCTGCACCAGATACGTTTACAATATTACTAAAGTTTGTTACGCCAGATACGTTTACAATATTATCAAAGTTTGTTACGCTAGTAAATGTTTTGGAGCCAGTAATTGTTGAATCAGAAGAAGTTTGAACATAACGAGCATCAGCAATTGAAATATCAGGAATTTCAGTTACGCTTGTACCAATATTTCGTGAAGCTCCTGTACCAAAAGCAGATCGTACAGAAACGCCATCGCAATACATAATTGCAACATAACCTTGTGGAACGGCAGTACCGTCTCCACCAGCACATTTCATTGTAACAGAAAAGGCACCAGACGTATTGTTACGTACAAGATACTGTTTTGTTACAGAAGGAATGATAACATCTACACTTGATGTTAGTGTACCGTGCAGTTCAAGAATTGCACTACGAGCTTGGTCAACAGAACCATTCTCTACACTAAGAGTTACGCTATCTGCTGCTAAAGCAATTGAGGTATATCCAGCAACAGCTTGGTCTACAAGTGAAAATACGTTGGAGTTAAGTCGGCTACCCCAAGTATTAGAGTTTTCACCCGTTGCTTGTTTCTCTAGTCGAATACGTGTGGTATATGTACTAGGCATTTTTATCTAGCTCCGTCAATTAAAGTATCACCACTTCCTGCGGGTGAAGCTACAGTTTCCATATCGTCTCTGCGATTACGTCTTGCCTCGTTAACAAGGGTCAGTGAGGCTCGTTGATATTGACCATCCCAAACTTGTGCAGCAGTAAAGTTTTTCATGTAATAACATGCCTCTACCATAGTAGCATAGAACAATGCATTAGCACAAAAGTTAGTATAGTAATTAGTTTGTTTTCCTGTACTTAAAGTAGAAGGTTGAACAACATACTCTAACTCGACTACATTAGCTGATATAGGAGTTGGTACAATGATAAGTTTATCATTTCTAAATTTGGCATAATATTTAGGAACACCAACAGAAGAACGTACAGGCCAGTAATCTTCTGTAAATTCCTTTGTACGAAGAAGAAGTGATACACGGCTTCCACTTGAGTTAATATAATTAACATTCTTTACAATAAGCATATTGGAAGGCATACTTAAAAATGCATCAGAAGCAGTAAAGTTACTCGTAGCATATTCAGTTAATCCCTCTGAATCAAGCTCACGAGTTATACGATTTTCTGCCCGTCGAATAAAATCTGGAATAGCATTTACAAAATCTGTATCATCATTTTCAAGGGTGTCTTGAACTTGTGACACTAAAGTATTATAAGTTAATGCTGGCATTTACGCTGCCCTTCTTCTTTCTACTGTCCAGGTTTCCGTTGTACCGCTGCCTAATTCTCTAGTCCAACTTGCACTACCAGTTCCTGGTTCTCTTGTCCAATTTTCTGTTGTTGCATTTCCACGTTCAATAGACCATAAACCAAATCCAGTAGAAGAATTTACAGTAAAGGTAGCCTTTTGTCCTGTTAGAAGTACAAGAGCATTTCCAGTTACACTTACACTTCCTAAACTGTATTTAGCTTGTTGACCTGTAATTGGTACATTAACATCAACAACTGCTGTTGGAGTACCTAGTTCAAAAGTAGCTTGTTGTCCAGTTATCTCAATAGTAATACTAGCAACAATATCTACACTACCAACAGAGTAAACACTTTCTTGTCCGGTTGGTACTACAGTTGCACCAGCAAAAGTATCTACAGTTCCGAGAGAGTAAGTTGCTTCTTGTCCTTGAGGTACAGCGGCATGATCAATAACTACAAGAGGAGTACCGACTCCAAAGATAGCTTGTTGACCATCAATGCTAATTAAAGCATCACCAGTTACGTCAACTGTTCCTACAGAATAAGTAGCTTCTTGTCCTGTAATTTCAAAGATAGAACCAATTGTAACTACAACTGATCCTAAACTAGATTGTATTTCTCCTACTAAATCAGCTTCACTATAGGCAAAGTCACCATAACCCCAATAACCATACCCTTGTGAATTATTTAAAACAACGGTAGCATCCTGAGTATCAATTCCATACCCATAGTAACCATAAGGATTGCTGCCGTAACCAGCCATATATTATTAAGCTAAACGTACAATTGCAGTTGTAGCACCAGCGACAGGGAATTGAACAGTAAACGTACCATTTGTTGCTGTCTTATCACCACCAAAGTCTACAACAGCTACAGTCTTATTTGACTGTGATGAATTATAAATTAGACAACCACGAGCCGTAAAGGTTGCACTTGTCCAAGATACATCTGCAAAGTCTACAATTGCTACACTACCATCTACAGTAACGTTAGTAACTGAAAGTGCTTCACCACCAGTTGTATAGCCATTACCATTGGCAATTTCAGCCGATGTAATATAAACAGATGTGCCATTACTTAATGAAGCTACACTGGAATAAAGAGCAATCTTAAATGTTGCACTTGTAAAATCATGTACAGCTTTAAGACTATCTTCTTTAAACCGAATAGCAATTCCAGATGAAATAGCCATTTTTATTTATTCCCTTTTTCTTATCTTTTATGATGTTGTAAACATTGTAATACTTGTTGGAACATAGGTTGTCATACTAGGTTGCCAAGTTGCATCTCCAGTTGTTGCTAGAACTGTATCTGGACGAGCATCTTTTAAAACAATAAAATCAGAAATCCTTGGTGACTTGTTTTGTGGATGGTTTACTCTATCAAATTGTCCATCAGATTCATCAGGACCAACTAACGTACCATCTGTTTCTTTTACTCTATCAGCGTACCGATAACGAAATCCACTTCTATCAGAAATAAACCAAGATTGTATTCTTCTTCCTGCCATTGTTTTAAACTCTAAAGAATGGTCTTATATATAAACTTTCTCTATCCCTGTCAGATTCAAAAGCTTCATTAAATACTTGATCGTAAATTTGTTTTAGCAGACCTACACGAGAATCTGGAACTCCTGGACGTTTTAATGCCATTTTAAAAGCTAATCCTGCCGTAAGAGCAGGAAGCATATGAGTAGGAACATCTGCATTATATCGTGAACCAGAACTATCTTGAGTATATCCAAAATAGCGATAACGGAAAGTATAAGTAGCTACATCTGGTAAAGGCCAAAAATAAACAGTTGGTCCTGCGCTTGTAGTTGATTGAACAGCATACTGTAAGGGACGACCTGTTTGAGACTTATTTGGAATCTTTTCATATTCTTCCATAGTAATTCGACGCATTTCAATGTCGGTACTATCAGAACGAATTGTTCCAATAATTAAATCAATTACATTACTTCCAGGTTGAAATGTAGTTTGACCAGTAGATAGTGTAGTTGTTCCAGTATCTGTTTTCCAAAGTGAATATCCACGGTTCTGCCATTCACGAAGAAGTAGATCAAGACTACGACGAGCCTCTCTTACATCATCACCAAGAGTTACTTCACCGCCAATTTGAGAGATAGCTTCTTCAATGATTTCATCAATTTGTAGATTAAAACTTGTTGTTCCTGAAGTAGCCATTTAATTAAATATAAGTTACAAAACCAACAACGTCGGTGGCTACGGAAACATAAACACCGTTATAGCATTTAATACCGCTTAGACCATTATAAGTATGAGTTACTTCTCCACTTGTGGGAACAGTTAAACTAAAACGACGATTACCTAAAGAACCGTCAGAAGCTAAATCATAAAAAGTAACTTCACCTGGAGATGCTGATTTATTAGTAAAAGTAAAACCGGAAATACGAACTGAGTCTGCAACTACAGTTCCAGTAGCGGTTACAACAACAGGGGATAATTGAGTTGACATTCTTTATTCACCTTTTTATTTATGAAAGGTAGGGTAGAGATAACTGCGAACAGCTACCTCTACCCATAGTCTTTCAGAAAATCTAATGTTTAATCATTAGATATTTATTGATTAGACTTCAGCGCCAAACCACTTGCGCCAATCTGACCAACCAAAGCTATAACGCTCACGAGCCTTAAAGCGAAGGTTGCCGGTATCAAAGTCTGGCTCCATCTTGGTAGCAAGAGGTGCACGAACGAACATCTTGGAACCGTTTGGAACGTCAGTCTTTACGAACCAGTTGTTAGCATCAGTGAAGCGACGGTTTACATAGAAACCACCGGGGAATAGACCCATGTTACGAACTGGGTTGATATCGTTTGGAGCGATACCGGAGGTTGGATATGCAACAGTACCGTTTGGTAGACCAGCGGAGTGTAGAAGCATATCAGTCTCAAAAGCTAGTTCAGGTGGAATGTGGATTGAAACTGGTGAAGCACCAATTAGAATGCCACGGTCATCCTTTAGCTTATGAATGGCAGTAACTGCCGTTTCAATGGTTGAGATTGAAATTGCAGAAGTACCAATCTTGTTGCTTTGATTACCATCGCCAATAGTTGGGTGAGCGGTGGAAATCAGAGCTACGCCGTCGCCGCCAACATAGCTGGCAGAGAAAGCATTGTTAAAGGTGTTAGCAGCCTTAACTTGCTTGGTTGAAGCCATAGCACGAGCAAGACCCTTGGCACGAACCTTGGCGAAGGTGTCGTAAAGGTTGTCTTCCATAGCTTCTTCAGTGACAGCAAAGGCAAGAGCAACTGTCTCGTGAGTGTAACGAGAAGTGTAGCTTTCCTTAGCTGAGTCGTATTGTACGGCAGCGCCTTCTGACTTAGTTGGAGCTTCACCGAACATAGTGAATAGAACTTCTTCTTCAAAAGCCCGATCTGAATTTTCAATTTCGTATAGTGGTACATGTTCGTCTTCAACAGCACCATATTCTAGACCGAAAATAGCATTTAGGCCTGGGAGAAGTTCCTTTGAAATATCTGAACGATTAATAGCCATCTTTCATTCTCCCTATTAAACTGGCCCAACAACGCAAGCAACAACATCATATTGTTGGTTACGAAGGATACGGACTTCTACCTTTGTAGCTGCATCGCCAAATGCATTATCAGGTTGCTCATAAAGAGCTACTGGGCGAACCATAGCAGTGGTAGCAACGCGAGAAGCTGCCTTAATACCAAAGCCGGAACGACCAGTGAAGGTGCTGCCTGTGCCTAGAGTTACATCAAAGTTTAGGGCAAGATCACCGATTGTTAGAGATGCGTCAGCCTGTACAACGTAAGTTGAGTTAGGATCATCATCTACTAGAGCGTAAGTAACGCTGTCATCTGAAGAAACAGATGCAGGAATATAAGCAGCCCATACAGGTTGCTTAGAAGTCTTATCGACATATTGTACACCCATTAGTACGCCTACTGCATAGTCAGTAGTTGTGGTAATTGGAGTAACGTAACCACTGCTCATCTTTACTAGATCACCTTGGAACATTGCGGAAGCATTGTTCTGAGCAATTTGATAACGACTAAAACCAGTGGAGTTAGCTGCACTACCACGTTTGCGTGAAGGGTGAAAGCCGGTTAGGTTCTTAGTTGAACTCATTTTGGTTTCTCCTTTTTGTTTATTTTTTTTTAACTTAGTCTTTTTTTACAGAAAGAAACTAACTATTAATTAGTTATCAAAATCAACTGAACGATTACCTACAGTAACACGAGATTTACTAGCGTTAGAGATAGGCATACGACGATCCTGCATTGACATTAGACGTTGATTAATTGCTTCATTCATTTCGATATTTCTATCAATACCCCGTTGTTTCCTGGCTTGCCAGATGTCATGAGGAATTTTAGCTAAAGCAACATCACCACGAACAATACAATTTTGGAACCTATCGTTTTCCTTATGGTATCCATAACCCATTGTCATCTCTGGTACTTCATCGGAAGTTACGAACTCCCATCCTTCGTTAATTTTCTTACCAACTGACTTAAAATCTTCGTCGCCATTAATAAAAATTCGTAGCCATCCTAATTTGAAATTTTGGTCTAGGAAATTTTTTTCAATATGGGGAGGAATATCTAGCCAGTTTTCAGAGTCATAGTAAGTCCGTTGTTTGGTATCCCTCGTTGAGGCTTCACGAGCTTCACGAGTAACTGCATCATTAATTTTATTAGTCATTAGTTTCTATCCTTTATCACGCACGTTTAGTTTCAATAGTTGTATAATTGCCGTTAAGGTTATCTACCTTATGTTTTTCTGCGGCGTACCTGTCAAGTGGAATCCCCCATTTCTTAGCAAGGTCAACATCTCTTTGAGTTAACTTGACCTTATTACCTTTGGGAGAGGATTTACGTGATGTTCCTGCTACCACTTGAGACGGTTTTTTCGCATCCGTCCCACGATTAAATTTATTAGGTAGTTCTGCTTTAAGCAGCCTATCTATTTCATTATAAAACTCTTTTGTCTGTGGATCATAGCCTTCATTCTTTAATTTTTGATCCAAAGCTAAAGCAACAGTAGTTGCAACTTCATCTTGTCCAAACCAACTAGAATTTTTTTCAAACCATTCTGAAGCAAGAGGGTCTAAATTCCTTTGTGCTTGAGGTTGAGTTTGTTGTTGTTGGCGTTGTGCTGGACGTTGCTCTTCTTGATATGTTTGATACTGTTCTAATTCTTTTGTATATTTTGATTCTTCTTGTTCCCGTGCAGCCTCTAGCTGGGCCTTACGAGCTTGAATAATTTTAAGATCAGTCTTTGCATCATTTAAAACATTCTGTGCTTCTAGTAATTTTTCTTTTTCACCGTTATCATAGGCACTAAGATAATTTGATTCTGCCATTCTGATTCGTTCATTTAATTCATTTTCACGAGAATATAAAGAAGAAATCTCATATGACTTTGTTGTTTGCTGTGTCTTAATAAGTTCTGAACGAAGCTTATTTAGTTCAGAAGACATAGCCTCAAGTTGAGCTTCACGTTCCTTACGTTGTTGAACAAGTTGACGAATACGTTTTTCAGCACCCTTACTGTTAATACCTTCTAGTTCTGAAATTTGTTCCTTTTCAGAAACCTCTTGTACATTTTCACTATTATCTTGTTCGTCATCTTCCGAAACAATCTCATAATTAGATTCATTATCTACATTAGTTTTTGTTTCTACCTTTTCAGTATTTTCAACCTCATCTTCTAAATCATAAGATACTTCTGGTTCTTTAGCTACGGCAGCTTTCTTAGGATCAATACTGGTCCAACCACCGTTATCATTTTCTGTTGACATAAGTCACTCCTTTTATACGTAGGCAACGATACTACGAGTTACGCTGCATTAGCTGAAAGATTAAACATAATGTCTAAACTCTCTGGGCTTTCAACTTTCATGATTACTTGGTCATCAAAGATAAGTAGAAGGCGAACACCCTTATACATAAACTTATGACCTACATGCCGACCATATGCAATATAATCTCCCTCTTTACACCAAGGACCATTAGGAAATTTATTTTCATCTTGATAAGCACTTTGTCCTACAGCTAAGACTTTACCCACTGTAGTAAGGTATTTTACATCTTCTTGAAATTGATCAGGAAGAAGAATGCCGCCTTTAGTTTCCTTACGAATTGAAACAGGGCGAATGAGAATATGGTATCCAGGAAGTGCTGGAAGTGGATCAGGATCAGGTACTAGCTTTTCCGTAATCCAATCATCATTCTTAACGGCTCCACTATATTTAACGTTCTGCATCTTCTAGTTCATCCTTTAAATATTTATGTTTAAGATCATCAACAATTCCAATTAAAGTACTGATACCATCATGTACTCCAACTAGATAACGATAGTCATCGTATGATGAACAAGAGCCAGATGCAAGGTTATTTTTAATATTTTCTAAAGCAATATCTAATTCTTTTTCAATATAAAAAGAATCAATTAGTTGACTAGGTTTCATTACTTTTTCTTTTTAGGTTTTCCCTTAGAAGCCTTACCTTGTTGTGGAGCAGTTTCTGGAAACCATTTGTTTCCGCCCTTGCCACCAGCTTGCCATTCTTGTTTAATTGCAGCCATTTTATTTTTTCCTTTTTTTCTGTACGCTTCTTGCTTCACTTAGAGCAATAGCAATTGCTTGTTTTTTAGATTTTACTTTTGGTCCTTTCTTTGAACCAGAATGTAATTTACCAGCCTTATACTCACGCATAACCTTAGAGATTTTCTTTTGTCCTGGCTTGGTAATTTGTTGAGAAATATTTGATCTAGAAATTGCCATTTTATTTTCTTTCAGGTTTTCTTGGAGGAATACCATATGGGTTGCTAAATAAATCTTCTTTATTAATTAAACCTTGATCCATAGCTTTAAGTAAATAATTCCAAGTTTCAGAAGGTAATCTTTCTTTTTTTGTTTTATCTTTTAAAACTTTTTCAATTGCTGTAGGACCATAATTATAAGCTGCTAATGATTGAGCTAAATTACCATCAAAATTTTTCATCATAGCTTTTAAATAATCTCTAGCAAATCTTCTTTGTTCTTCTTCAGGTGTTTCTAAAATATCTTTTCTACTATATCTGCCAGTTGGAGTTTTTAATGGCTCAACAGTATACCCAGGTTTTTTAGCAGTTTTTGGCATAATTTGATATTTACCTAAAGCACCTTTTTTAGATATAGCTTTTGATGGGTCTTTTTCTCCACCAGTTTCTATTTTAGCTACTTTATCTAAAATATTTTCCCAATTTATTTCTTCTAAATCAGATACAGAAGGAATTTCTTGTTCTTGTTGTTCTTGAGATACATACGTTTCTTCTAGTTTAGGTATTCCTTCATTTCCTTTTACTAAATCAAACAATTCAGGAGTTAACATTTCTTCTAAAGTAGGTCCACGAGTAATATCTGAATCCATTTTTACTTCTTCTTGTGGAAGATATGTTTCTTCTAATTCAGGTACAAAAGGAATTTCTTTTGATTCTTTTTCTTTATAAAGAGCATTAACAAAGTTTTGTAACTCTGGGCTAAGTTGAACATTCCCACCTTCAGCAAATTGTGGAGTAAGGTCTACTTTTTCTTTTAATTCTTCCACGCTAGTTCCTGTTTCCTTCATAAGAAGTTTCATGACTTCAATAAGGAACTTATCATCACGATCTTTTGTTTTGTTAGTATCACCAGAACGTAGCTTGGCTAGTTTTTCAGCGGCTGAAATCTCTAGATCATCACGTTGAAGATCAAGCTTCTCTTCATCAATAGCAATCTTGGCAGCAGATTGTAGAGACGATAGTTTTAGTTTTTCTTTTTCTAGGTCTAGCTGTTGCCGTTGTAGTTCAAGGGTCATACGCTCTAGGTCTTCTACAGTACCCATCTCAGCCATACGTTGATTGTTTTGTAGAATTTCTTGAGCAGCACCTTGAGTGATTGCAGAAATAGCAGATTCATCACCAGAACCAGCTTGTTCAACACCGGCACGAAGCATACCAGCCATTTGTTCTTCATATTGCATAATCATATGGTCACGAATATTTGCTTGAAGAATTGGAACGACTTGTTGCATTAGTGGGTCTTGTCCAAGTGTAGGATCAGCAATAAAAGATTGTTTTACAATAATGTGAGATTGATGATCTTGACCTGGAAAAGCTTGAATAGGTTGTCCTTTCACAGCTTGTCGAATATCTGAAACTGGATCAAGAGGCTGTGGTTGAGGCATATCAGGATTAAGGAACCTATTTGGATCAGTGATATTTAAAGCCTCTAGAATTGTACGATTAACTTCCTTCATGTTGTACATACCAGCAGGAGATTGAGAAGCTAGTTGTAAAACAGTTTGTGCCATTGCAATACGATGGGCAGAAGAAGGAACGTTTGGATCAGATACAGGAATAATATCAATACGACCATCAAAGTCTGCTTTAAAGATTTGACCTGTAATCATAGGAATATCAAAAGGATATTCATTTGGCAGATAATCATAGTTAATACGAGCTAGAATTTGAAACTCGTTACGTTGGCTATGATGCAGACGTTTATGGATTGCACTAAAGAATTTAGTAGAAGCTTCTAGTAGAGCAAGTGTAGTACCTACTGGACCATAGTTAGTAGAATCAGCTACAACTTGTTCCGTTGTATCAGCAAACTTTTGACCAGTTGCAGATACAAAATTAAGCATTTGCATAAGAGTATTTGATGGCTCTTTGTAAGGCAGAGGAATAATAGCTTTGCTAAGATCAACACCAGTTGCTTCTACTTCTCTAAACTCGCCTGGAGCAATAGGATCGTTTGCACCTACAACTCGTACACCACGAGCTTTAAAACCACCAGGAAGATTTGCGAATTGACCCGCATCAACTAGGTTTCGCATTGCAGCCGTAGCTGTGGCTGTAAGGTTTCCAAGAAAATGGATGTAGCCTAGACCATAAAAACCAAAGCCAGGAACAAACTTATAATGAGTGAACCAGCAAAGTTTTTCTTTTCTTTCATCACTTTCTCTCCAGTTACGACGAATTGAAAGAACAGTACGAGAATCAAGATCAACAGTAACAATATAAGGAAGTGCTACTGTAATTTTATCTTCTTCTCCCTCATTCTCATTTTCTTCTTCAATCTCCAAATAACAATGATGTTCAAGAAGAGTATATTGTGGATCACTTGTATAGTTTGGAGACATACCAAGAATAGTATCCATCTTCTTACGAAGACTTGTTGGAATTACTTCTGTAGGTTCTGGTAATTCTGAGTCAGTATAGTCTGGCAGACCATAGAATCCAGTAACAATATCACGCTTTAAATCATTTGGACTGCGATAGATAACATGAGTATATCGGTCTGCCTTACGTAGATCAGGAGCATTGTTTGAAACAACGAATTGATCAATAGTTACAAACTCAGAAACGGGACGTTCTAAAGAAGGATCATAGTAAATCTTTTTAAATGCAGAACCAAAAATTGGTAGATGGAACAACATACGTTCCAGTTCATCAAAATATTCAGGCATTTGGTCTGTTAGCTGATAATTCATAAAGTTCTGAACACGATTAGCTTGTTGCTCCTTTTCAGGAGTAGAAAGACCAACAACTTGAGCCTTTACTGGACCTTTTGATGGAAATAGTTCTTGAATAGCTTTTGATTGAAATTTAACGGAAGATTCAATAATAAGAGGATGAACGGCTGTGCAAGCACCTTCAAATGGTTCAGAAGCTTCTTCTAGTTTTAGACCCAGAAGATCAAAGCCACGTTCAAAAGTATCTTCCCAATCTGCACGGCTTTCACGATCTGCTTCATACTCGTCAATTACTTTGTTAGCAATTTCTTGAAGTTCATCTTTATCTAAAGAAAAGATTAGATTCTCATAATGATCATAAGTTAATTCTTCCATAAGCTCATGAAGATCACTCTCAACATTATCTTCTTCCATTTCAATTTCTAATTCAAAAGGCTCACTACCAGCCTCTACATTAAAATCAATAATGTTAGAGTTACTTCCTTGTTCTGCAAAAGGATTACGTTCAATAGCCATGATTTATTTCTTTCTAATCTTTTAAATTCTTTTTACCAGCATTTTTAGTTCTACTAAAAGACCTATTCTTACTTGCTGGTTTGACAGCTAAATTTTTACTTGTAGTTTTGCCGCCAACGTGATGAACATCATTTCCATCACCTTTTGAAACTTTACCTAAACGAAGCATCTTCCGTCTGGCGTTATTACGCCTAGCACGATCTTTTTTACTTTTAGATTGAGACTGATATTTACCCTCACCGTTCTTACTGTAGTCTCTTTTGTAATCAGGAGAAGATGGCATTAGCGGCATCTCCAACGTTTACGAGCTTGCCGTAGACGGCTATTAGGGTCTTTTGCTGCACTTGGAAACTTCTTCATTTGTCCTTCTGATCTGGCACAAAAACTCTTACGCCGTTTAGCACGTTTACCAGTTGGATTAGCTTCCGTAACGGCGGTTTGTAGTTTACTTCCTGGGTTTTGGCGACGATACTTTGCAACACCTTTAGCAGTTAATCCTGCACCTTCTTTAGTGGGACGTTTATCTCCACTACCAATGGTCATGCCTTTCATGCCCTTACCAGTTTGCTTACGTGCCATCTATTATTTTCCCTGTCCACGATACTTTTTGTAAGAACGTCTCTTACTTTTATTAAGATTACTTCTTTTAATCATAGAAGAATTATTTCCAATAGTAGTCTTTTTTCGTACTGGAATATGTTTAATCTTTAAACCAATTGTACCTTTAGGAGCTTTAGCCATTCTTTTAAACTACTTCTTTACTTTCTTTTTAACTGTTGCGCTTAAATCTTTATAATGAAACACTTGTTTTGATGACTTGCTATGGGTAGCACCACTATGAATTTGACCATTCATCTTATGTGTTTTACCAGAATACTTA